ACGCTGTAATAAATTGAGAGATTAAAGTCCAAGTAACATCTATAAGAAGTCCTTGTTGTATCAAGTAATACCCACTCCCTGCTGTTAATAAAAACAATAGACCACTAAAAGATATGCCTAAAGTTATGCCGAAAATATTTATTAGAAACCATGCTAAAAGCACTGTAACTACAAAGCCTAAAACTTCTGCTGCTAGACCCCAGTCAGGAACATAAGGACTGTCCTCAATTAGTATGCTTTCTGCGAGTGCCGCTTGTATTTTGTGTGGTTCTAAAAGTTGACCATTGGGTACAGACAGTTGTGGCATTATGCCTTTAGCCGTAAAGCCTACAAAGACAAACTTATCTTTAACCTGCATTTCCTGTAGATCAGTTTGCGGTGTATCGACCCAACTAATCCACTTACGCCCTAGTGAGTCAACGGGTACGGGATTTAAGCCCCTTACCCGTATTTCTTCTACTCCGTTTTCATTGGTTTTAATTAAATAAGTGTCAGCCCCCGCTAATATTTTTAATACTTCCGTGCCGTAAGCAGGCACCCAACCATCAGGAGTTCTTAGTAATAGGGGTAAACGTCTTACTAAAGAATCTACTTCTGTTCTAGCGACGGCAATCCCTTGATTGGCATTCTGTTTAAGCATATCAATGTTTTGAATAACCCCTTCTGCGTCTATTCCTCCGAGGTCTTCCCCCATAATCACAGTACCCGTGGTCGGTGGGTAGTCTCCGCTATCGTTTTCAAACATCGCCAAGACGCTGGGGGCATAGGCTAGTGTCTCTGCAAATACGGGATCTCCACCAAACCGATCGGGCTGTGGGAAAGCCATGACCCAGCCTACGCCAATTGCGCCGTTGTTTAATAAGTCAACCTGTATTTCAGCTAATCGCTGTCTGGGTAGAGGGTAGCCGCCTTCACGTGCAATGTCCTCTTCAGTTATATTGAGAATAGAAAAATAACCTGAAGGTTCCTTCTCAGGCACATAAGCGTCAAAAACTTTGAGCTTTATAATTTCTAAAGGAACTACTTGAAATAGTAAAGGTGTTCCCAGAACACCCAACAGCAACAGTAAAGGAAGACTTTTCTTTATCAATCTTGTTGCGTTATGGTTATTGTTTTATTGCAATTACTGGTGCAATTAAACGTGGCTACATAGGATTTATTAGTGGCACCCTTTTGAACCACTGTTACATCGTACTCATCTGTATAAAATTTCATATTTGAACCGTGCGCTCCGTTTCCCTGTTGGGTTAAAGTAACGTCATTATCATCAGCCCCACTGTAAAAGAATATATCTGCATCTTTATTACCCGAACCTTTTTGAATTAATCGAGTGGAATTATTATCACCCCCTGGATAATTAAGGACGTAAGCATTATGATCTCCTGTACCCTCTTGCGTTATCCAGACATCCGAATCATCTCCAAAGGCATAGATTTTGGCGTAGTAGTCATCACCTAACTGTTCTATTTTATATACGTTGTCATCGCCCGAACCTAATATCCACGCTTGGTTATCATCGCCTGTCTGCGTAATCCTAGAGGTGTTGTCGTCTTCGTCCATATCTATAACAGCATAGTTATCGTTTCCGTCCACAGTGGTTATCCAACTTTGCCCTGTATGGTTAGACCAAACAGACTGTGAATAAACAATGTTGGAGTTACCTGTCACATTAGCGGTAATAGTGGCATTGTCGCAAGTATGCGTGTTTAATAAAGAATTATCAAAACTACCCAATCCACAATAGACTCCTGTAGTGTTGCTGTTGCCCGCCTGTTTAATTGTTATAGTCGAACCACTGCCTTTAGTTTGCAGGGTTATCACGTTATCCCCTGCCAACAAACTCCCACTAAGGAGACTGAAAAATAATAATAGTATTGTCGCCCGCACCATTAACCTCTATCTCCATTATAATACCAGCCGTATTTATGTTCAAATAAGTTGCTGCATATTTATCCAACCCAATATCAAATGTATTACTGCCCTGATGAACCAAGTGTAAGTATTCTCCTTCTACAAAGGAATAGGTTTGATACACTGGATCAAATCCTGGCACAATACCTGTGAGTTCTATACCGTCCAACTCTCCCCCTGATTCCGTTTTCTTTCTAGAGCCTGTTTCCACTATAGCTAATAGGTCAACTAAGAAATCAAAACTCAATAAGTCTATATCCAATCTGGATATTTCTTCCTCTTCCTCTAGGTAGTCTTTCTCTAAATCGTTTCCTTCTTCAAAGAAGTCTTTATCCAGTTCTGTCTTAGCATCTGCTTGCTGTTCCTCTATAGCTTCTACTACCTCTGGAGGCTGACTAACAATTAACATATTATCAATAAGGCCTAGAGTTAAGTTTCCTAAAACCACCGCTCTAGTAGGCTGTGATTCAAAGGTAGAAACCATCGTAGCTTGGAAGGGTTTATTAAGTATCTCCGTACCTGACCAAGTTTCTACTGCTATTTCTCCTGACGTGGTTCCATCGGCATCAGGCAATAAAATAACTAAAGATCTTCCCAATTCGTCTACGGTGGTAGTGAAATCAGTCCCACGAATAGCGATGTTGGCTGAGGGAGTTCGGATGGAAATGTTTCTTTTATCTATCTTTCCTAGTGCGCCCGTTATAAAACGAGCCGTCCCGCTCGCCATGTTTAAAGCTAACTTACTTTTAGTTGGGTCGGGATCGTATATGTATTCGTCTATAACGATCTTAGAATGCTCTGTCAGCTTTATAATAGACGCATCAACAAATTGGATAGCCATGCGCCCATTCCCAGTAAACACGCTATCATAAGAAAGAATATCCAAAGCGAGTTCTGCAAGAAGTTTGTCTCCCCCTGTTTGTCTTAGGATTTCTCCATTGCCCCTAAGTTCTGAAATTTCTCCTATCTCGGAGTAGGCATTAGTAGCAAATAAAAGTATTAACAGCCACTGGCGCATTGGTCAATGTCAACAGAACTTCCTGATCCACCACTACTTTGTAATAACAAATTAGCTACATTCGTGCTTGTGGTATCAGTTTGGTGTATGTCTACATCCATTGAACTGCCTGTCAAATTAACTGTTATATCATGGTCATTAGCTCCTGACTGCACAGTATCTATATCATTAGAACTTCCTGAGATGGTCCAAGCATTAGTACAACCTATCACTTCACACTTAACATTAAGGTTATTGGAAGCACCCGTAATAGCAAAGTCTTGATCTCCTGAGGTGGCAGTTGCATCTGCCCCTTGAGTGAAAATCAAGATGTTTCCATCTCCACCAGAAGAAGTCCAATCAAAATCTGATTGTGCTACATCCCCTGTCGCACCTACTGCAAAGGTCGCTGAAGCACTAGAACCTGTATTACTGTAAGTCCAACTGGAACTATTACCCTGTAGAATGCTCGCTGCCAGAGTATTGCTACTACCTATTTGGTCTATGTCTAAAGTCATAGACGTACCACTTATAATAGCTCTAGCTGAAGTAGTACCAACTTTGTTGGTCGCCCCAATTTGATCTATCGTAAGCGTCAATCCTGTTCCCGTCTGGGTAATATATATGTCGTTGTTACCCGCGTATATAGATGACGTAACTAACAGAATAATTAAAGTAATAAATTTCTTCATCTTATTCCTCCAATGTAAGTATAGTATAAGTACACTCTAATTAAAATCCCAAAGCTCTTTTTCTATTCCATCTATAACTAAGCCATAAACAGCAGCTTCTATTGCTTTTCTAGTGGCCAATCCTACAGGTTCATTGAACGTACTGCCTGTTTCACCTTCTCCCAATTGCGTTCCTAGTTCATAGAACCTAAATAAATCGGTCCCTCTGCCTGTGGATAATATGGTTTTTGTAGCTGTTACATTAATAATAACTTCTCCTGTCTGCACTAAGACGGCTCTAAGAACAACCGTTACTTTATCTTCGCGGTATTGATTCCTTATACCTATGCCTAAATACCTTGCTCCATTACCCCCTGTTCTTAAGTTGGTGTCGTAAGAGACAATGCCGCCCTCTAAGAGTATTCCTGCGTATAGCAGGGGCTTAAGTATGTTCTCCCCTTCTCCTGCGTAAGTCTGCCTAGTGTTTTTAATGAGCTGTCTTTCTCTGGTTAGCCCATCTAATCCCGTTCTTTCTACAACAACAAACCAATTTCCCCTTCCTGCATCCCGTAATGCCTGTATAAGCATGTGTTCTGCTCCTTGGGTAACGGCGGTACTAAAACTGGCTAGATTGTCACTAGACTTTCTTTGTCCTGTAAGGTCAGGAAACTTATAGACTGCAACGACTGCTTTGCTGTTAGGAGGAGGAAGGTTTAATAATTGATTAGCTGAAGTCGGAACAATTTGGGGACCCTGTTCACAAGTAAAGGGGAACTTACATTTATCGTATTTGGGATTTAAAGCTACAGGAGCACAACTATTTAACAATATAACGACTAGGACTAAGTACCATTTCATCCGTCACAGTCTATCCAACAACCACCAAAACTTCCTACTGGAATGACAATCTCTGTCGTTGAAATAAGTACCCCATCAAACCATTCTTCAATGATTAGCGTTATGGTTACGCCATCATTAATCCATTTTAATACGTTACCCTCTAGGTTTATTTCTCCTGCTATTGGATTGTCTTTAGTAGGGACATTTCCATAATTAAATAAAGACTCGGATATATCTTTAGCTAACGTGGAATAGATTCGTGATTCCAGGTTACGGATAAACTTAGCTAGAACTGTATTGTCTGCTTCTCGTTCTGCTTCTTCTAAAGCATCTTGTATATCTTCTGCTATCTTTTCTTGTCTGGTTCTTTCCTGCTCATCAATTGTTAAATAATGTGCTGATTGGTTTTGTCCATTAAAGGCAGGACTGCCAAACTTATGCACTAATTGATCGGCTTGTAATAAACCAACCATTAATATAGCAAAGATTATAATTACACACGTACCTAATAACTTGTAATTAGGTTTATTTTTTCTGGTTTTGTTCATCTTCCATCTTTTCTCGCATCTCTATTACAGTGTCTAATTTTTGTTGTAATCTTATAATGTCATTATCTAGTAATCGTATGCGATCAATTAAATCTACAACAATAGCGTTGGTTTCGCTGAGTCTGGGTTTTATTTTCTTGGTTACGAAGTTCCAGATATAGTAAATCATGTAAAGCAATCCCACTGTAGCTACTATGGGGAACCCATATTCGCTTACCAGTTGTGCTATATCCATTAATCTTTCCTAGCATCTTCTTTTCCATCTGCCCTAGCAATCCTTCCTAAATCTGGTCTTATTCCTAGTACCACACACATAGTCGCATCCACCCGAATTAAATCATGACTAATTGTTTTAGTTCTATTGTCTAAACCTGAAACAATAATAAAGATACCGTTGATCTGACCTACCACACTTTCTAGTATGTATTTAATTGTTAGGAATATAAAAAACCCACAAACTACTGCCATAGCGATAGGAAAACCTACCTCTGCTATTAATCCAAAGACTTCACTCACTTCTTATCTTCGCCTTTAAATGATTTACTTGCTCCTGATGTACCTGCATACAGTCCAAACCAAGCTGCACCTGCACCCACAATAACTGAAATTAAACCTGATTGTTCAAATGAGGGTGCTTCTAATTCCATGAACCACATAACTGTGTAATAAAGTAAAACAATATAAACAGTTAAGAAAGCTCTAGGAAATATCCGCCAACTATCCACGGCTTGCGCTAAAAATATCCATTTCTGATGGGGATTTTTAGTACCTTCATCTTCTAGTTCTCTTATTCGATCTTTAAGGTCAGCCTTTTCTTGTAATAGTTCCATGAATTTACTAAGGTCTATCTCTACCTCATTTCTATCCATATCCCCGCCGAATCTTCCTGATGGGTCGTTACTCATTTAATCCTCCTCTTCTTCTTTATCATAGTCTCTATAGAACTTTATAATACCTAATATATCTTTTATATACCTAGTAATATCCGCCATATCCATACTTAAATGCTCATACTCTTTACTGGATAACGTATAAAATGCTCTCCTGGGTGCTTCTCCTTTCTTTAAATTTTCCAGATACACTTCCATTCTTTCAGGGGTCATTATCTCCCAATCCACAGGATCCATTTGCACTTCCATAGGCAAAGGTGGGTGGTACATAGGAGGCCTTTCAGCTATTGTGGTAACAGAAACAGGCTTGGCTTTGGGTTGTATCATAGAACAACCTGAAGCTATTAAAGCCAAACTAACTATTAGTGCTATCTTCTTCATCAAATTGGTTTGGGTCTGTTAATTTTTCTAAATTTTCTAAAACTCGTTTAGAAGCCTTATTTATTTTACTTTCCATCAATTCTGGTTTTGCTAAGGTCAACTCATCAAGGTCATGAGAAGCAAAGGTTTTTCGTAATTTAGTCACATCACGCATCGCTTCTTGCTTTTCCTTTTCTAAAGAAGCTAATTGAGTTTGGGTTTGTTTTTGTTTATTAAGGTGGTTTTCTATCGCCTCATTTTGTTCTTGTATCTTGGTTTCTAAAACAATTTGATTACCTTTCAACGTACTTATATTATCTTGTAACCGATCTATCCAATAGGCTGAACCCGCAACAGTAGCCAAAAGAAGTCCACCCATGATTAAAGCAAGTTTCATTTAGGTTCTACAGGAATAAAAAGTCCCTTTTCAATAAGGATAGCTCTATTTGCCATATGAGCCTCCTCTACTAGGGCTTTATTTTCAGCGTTATATTTAACCGCATAACACTCTTTTATCATGAGTTCGTTGATATTGCGTAAACTGCCCTCTTCAAACTCTACCCAAACCTCTGCTATTACTCGTCCAAACTTTCCTTTAGAATCTTTTATTTTAGTTTTTAAGATAACTTTTCTACCTTTAATACTTTCTTTAAGAAAGGCTTTACTAAGCTTTCCACGTGCCTTTTCATCTTTGTCTCGCGTACGGCTCTCAGGGGTATCAATACCAGCCAACCTAACGCGAACAGCATGATGCACATCAAAGCCAAGGTCAAGAATAACATCCATAGTGTCACCATCCACCACTCTTTTAACTTTACACTTATATTCGTACATTTAGTCATCTCCCTTTAATACCCTATCTCTTAACCGTAATGCTCTATCCCCTACTTGACTAGACCATTTAGAATCCATCATCTCAGCAGCAGCTGTTTCCCAATCAGAAATTTGCATAGCCTGGATAAACTTTTTAAATTTATTAAAACGTGGGTGTCCTAAATTAAAGCACATATTGGCTATTACTCGCTGACGATTATCGCTAAGGCTTCTCCACCACGGTTCTTTCATATCTAATTCTTCACAAACAATTGTTATATCATTATCTAAGCATTCTTTAATTCTATCTTCCGAAACAGGAGTTCCTACTATCTTTCCATACTCTTCATCTTTTTCCGTTATTAAATGCCCTACACCCATAGTCGGATAACCAAGATGGTCTAGATATATTTCGTACTTATAACCCTCATCCATGATTAATTCATTCATTAATTTTTCCATATTCATAGTATTGGGACCTCCGTTGCTCCATTCGTAGAAACAGTTAATTTGCCTAAACCACTGACGCCTTCGACTCCTCGTTCTGTTCCAGAATACACGTCTACCCATTGTTCTCCCGTCCATAGTTGAATTTGACTTGTTGATAAATTCCAAATAAGATCCCCTGCTTGAAACTTATTGTCGTTTCGTTGTGTTTCATTAACCGAAAGGGTAGAATCAATATCTACTCGGTTTAAACTAAGCTCTAATACTCTAACTAAACGGTTAAACGTTTCAGGAGAAATTTCTCCTATCGCAACAGGTAATTTAGTCTCTAGTAGTTTAGCCATTAGCGTTTACCATTGGGACGTAAATCCATTCGCATCGCTCCCACTCTAAACCCGACGCCTAACCTAGTTCCTGAAGAACCGTCATCATCGGATTCGATCCGTAACGCTGCTTGACGTGCCCGTAAGCGAGTATTTATTTGTGTTGTAGTGGAAGTACAGGTTGTTGTAGAAGATGTAGAAAGAGTTTCTCCTGGGAAGTTTCTCTTTTTTAAAACAATATTAATTGTTTGATCCGAACCTCCATTCCCTGTAAATTTAATATCTGGAATAATACGCCGTATTTGTTGAAATTCTTCCCCTGCGGGATCAATATCAAAATCACTAGACTCTATATAAACACTATCCATTGGGGACCCGTCAGCATCGTTTCCTGTCTCATGATTATATAAATACCCTACATCTGAACTAGAATAAGTCCCCATAGGATTATTAAAGATACCTTCATCAATCCAAGCCGTACGACTTAATTGACCAATGGACCATACTTTTTCGTCATAATTAAAAACTGCATAACGGTCAATTACCGTTTCTCCTGAGGAACAATAAAACCAACCGACTTCATCAAATTCTTTATTTAAAAATCCAAATACTTGATAAGCCTGTCCCTCTTCAAAATCACTGAATATATAATTCTGTACAGTACATGGAACATCATTAATTTGTCCTGTGTAATTATAAAAGCCTTTTTTATCCATCCAAAATACCCCTTTAGGTGTATTAACAGCAGCATTTGGACCAATCAACCCCACCCCTTCGTTTACTAAGTTAGTAGCAAAAGTAAAGGGCTGTCCAACAAATGTCATAGAATACATTGAAGTATCAGTCCAAACTAAAGTTTCTTGTCTAGCTCGTGTTGCCCCCACAATAGCAGATCCTGCCGAAAGCCTAAAGGAACCAGCAGTATTGGTAGACTTAGGTTCCCATTCTGCAGCGTTTTCTTGGTCACTCCAACAAATAAACATAGGGTCTAAAGAACCTGTTCGTGCACTCCCTGAAATAGGATCTCCTCCAAAACAAATGACGTGCCTGTCTACATCACTGACCAGAGTAACTAAGGATTTAGTAGGTGCCAAATTAGCCCCAGATAAATCACTTAAAGCTACTGCTCTATCCGTTCCTAATGTTTTAGCACTGGTGTCCCAATAGTAAATACCACCTGCCCGTACGTTTATTATTAAGTCTTCACCGAAATTATCATGTGACCAAACACGTAAGTTATTAGTGTCACTTAAAGCAGTTACACTTCCAAAAGTGCCCGCACCCCATGTGCCCGCACCCCATCCACTAGAAGACACATAAACATCTAAACCGACATTGATCTGATATGCTCCGACCACGGAACTACCACCATTGCCACTGTCACTGCTGTTCGCCGTAACGGTGTCCCCATCAGTATCTTTAGCTTCGATAGTGTAAACATTGACACTCGTAATAGTAGCAATTTGATATTCTTGATTAAGAACATCGGCGGTAATAAGACCACCTAAAGTAGCGGCTCCGCTAAAAGTTACAAAGTCATTAGCTACTGCTCCGTGATTGGCATCGGTCACAGTGATGGTAGCGTCACCATTCGTCGCAGAAAACGTTACGTCTCCTGCAGAAGTTGTAACACGCAAAGGAGTTATATCATTAAAGCTATCCCCTTCTTTAATATAGTATTTCCAAGTAGTACCTAAACCTAAAAACTTAGTCAGGTTTAAATCCACCCAGGCATGTAACGCACGACCAGTGGATAAAAAAGTATTGGATGTGTTTTTAGCCCACCCACCAATTTTTTCAGGAAGCCCTTTACGGAAACGAACTAAATTAGAATCAAACCAGCCGCCCTCATTCGAGTAATCAGTTCCTTCTCTATCTATTCCAGGTCGAAATAAAAACTTTTGTAATGGCATTTCATCTCCCTAAAATAACTTATCGACTCCTAAAGAAGCAGCAATTAGTCCGTACAATCCCCACAAAATTAATTCTAACCGTTTAAATTTTTCAGAACCTTCTTCTAGTCTTTTTTCTATATGCTCATAACGAATTGCGCACTCTTTTTCGTGTGCTTTTAATTTCACTTCTAAATTATCAACTGTCTGACTCATCTTCTTCTGCTTTTTCCGCCATTTCATTAGCTTCTTCCATAGGTGTTTTATCCTCACCATTAGCCTTTGGTTCCTCTTCAGGCTCTAAAGTGCTTTGATAAGCCGCTAAAGCCGTTACTCTAATATCCAGTTGATATTGCAAGGAAGCCATTTGTTCCTGTAAGTTTTGTATTTCCTGTTGTAGATTATCCATATAAGCTACTTTCACATTAACTATAGGGTCTACATCTACTTCTGTAGTGTCTACGGGGTCTACCATTACTTCTTCCTTCTCCCAATGTTGATATTCTTCTTTTACTTCTGTCATTGTTTTTCCTGTATGTCCCAGCAATTCAAATTTGCTGCGACTGTTCTTCTCTCACCCTCTCCGAAGAAAGGATATACCATGTGCTGTAACCCTGATGGGAACATATACTGTACCCCTACTTCTGGCTTAACCACACAACTTTGTGGTGGGAATAATCGGTCTGAATCCAACAAACTATTCCTGCCATAATTGAATGCCAAACAGCCGTCACTGTGTCCTGAATCGTTATATAAACTATACTCAGAAGTTCCTGATGTCGGTTGGTCTAATATCTGTTGCGGTACTTTAGTCCAAGTGGTACAAGAAATACCCATAACAGTTTTTGTGCCGTGATCGTGAATAGGGTTGTAATCCCCTTCAAAACTATGCACGGACCAAAGTTCATCTAAGGCTATTTGTTTATTAGTCTTAAACCGAACCCCTGTCGCTTGGCTAAAATGATTGATATAGGTTGCTCCTAAATCGCACAAATACGCTACATAAGGCTGAATACGCTCATCGTCAGTCGGAGGAATGTTTAGCTGTTCGCCCTGATGGATTTGTCCCACTAAGGTATTTGCTAAAGATTCTCTTTCTTCATCTTCTAAGTATTCATCCAGATAATCGTTTAAACCATCTACCAGTTCTTCAGGTATTTTAGCCTTCAGCATAAAAACGGCTGGCATCGTATAGATGTCAACCTCGCCTTGACCATCTGCTCTGGCGTTAGCCATGATTAACTAGGGACTGCGAATGACTCGTCAGGCACTGGATCGCTAGGTGGGTTCGTAATAACCGAATCCACTTGACTAGCAAATATTGCATCCCACTGTGTAGTAGGACAAAGTGCTGTTAAGTCTGACTTACTAAACGTACCTTTCGCTGCTTTGGTAAAGTTGTTTGTAACATTACCATTAACATCAGTATCTGAAGCGTTTACATCTGCACTAAACGTACTGGTGTAGTAAGTTGCATCACCTTCGCTATCGTTTTCATATTGCATTTCCAAATGCCATTTTTCCACTTTACTGGATTTGACATAGGGAATAGTTTTTATTAGCGTTTTAGTTACTGCCATTTTTTACTCCTTATTATTAAGTTGTTTTTCTAAATCTTCGACTTTTGTCGAAAGTTCTTGTATTGCTTTGGTAAGCATGGGGATTAAAGCACCTTCGCCTATTCTTTGTCTGCCATCAAGTTCATCTTCTTGCCACATTTCAAAGCCTTCTTTTATATCTGGGTTATTATCTATTAATTCTTTAACTTCTTGGGCAACAAAGCCATGATTATATTTACCATCCATAACTCTTTCTTCAGAATCAGGCTCATGTACTTTCATTTCTGATGGAACATCTTTTGCTTTTTTCCATCTAAAGGTTACAGGTCTTAGTTCATTGATAAAATCTAAGCCGACTACTTCATCTTGTATATCTTCTTTTAATCTAATATCCGAAGGTGCTGTAATAGAGGTTGCACCAAAGGCTATGTTGCTGTCTGTACCTCCATAACCAAAAGTAAAGTTATTTGTACCTACTCCTGTTGCTTGATAACCCATAACAATACAGGTGTCTGAATCTCCTCCTGGTGTATCACATTGATAGCCTATACAAGTAACACCAGTTCCAGTTCTATGAGCCTCCCCTGCTCTTGCTCCTACAAATGTACTTGCGGCTGATGTTGTGGCTCCGTTACCAGCACCATGTCCTAATCCAGTATTGTAACCTGTTCCTGTTGTACAGGCAGTTAAAGCACCATAACCAACTGCTGTTTGATAGGATGCTGTGGAACTTGCTGCTAAAGCCTCATAACCAACTGCTGTATTTTGAGAAGCTGTGGTGTTGTCTTCTAAAGCATTTCTTCCTACTGCTGTATTTGAAGCACCTGTCGTGTTTGCACCTAAAGCAGCAGCACCAACCCCTGTATTATAAGAAGCTGTAGTATTAGCGTCTAATGCTGCATATCCTACAGCAACATTAGATGTTCCTGTTGTATTAACTCTTAATGCGTAACCACCAATCCCAACATTTTCTCCTGCTGTAGTAACAGTTTCTATTGCCTTAAAGCCGACAGCTACATTATACGCACCTGTTGTATTTGCTCCTAAAGCACCAGAGCCTATTGCAACACCATAACTAGCTGTAGTATTAGCATCTAAAGCTAAATTACCAACAGCTACATTGTCTGCACCTGTCGTGTTTGCTGCTAAAGCACTTGCACCTACCGCAGTATTATTAGAAGCAGTTGTGTTTGCTGTTAAAGCATTGTCACCGATAGCAGTATTTGTACCACCAGTGGTATTAGCGTCTAATGAAGCATAACCCACAGCAGTATTGTCTGTCCCTGTTGTGTTTGCATACATGGATAAATAACCAATAGCCGTATTATCAGCAGCAGCATTCGTGTTTAAAGCCCAAGCACCTACGGCTGTATTGTTAGAAACAGTTGTCACTGTTTTAAGAGCATCTGTTCCAATCGCTATATTTCTTGTTCCAGTAGTTTGTGCTATCAATGCACCTGAACCAACAGCAACACTATCTGCACCAGTAGTAGTTCCACCACCTGCATTATCTCCAACAAAGACATTGTCTGTTGCCG